ATGCGGGTTGGATCTACCGGGCCGGGTTCGACGACATCTTCCAGACGTACAATTTCCTGCCGGGCGAGGTGATCAACATCCGGTTGCCGGGCATCGCGAGTTTGTGGGACGGACAATCGCCGCTCTACGTGGCCGCGCTGGCGGCCGGGACGGATTACCACGCGGCGCAGTACATGCGCGGGGTGATGGCGAACAACGCGGATACCGGCCTGGTGGTGGGGACCGATCAGAAGCTCGGCGAGGAACAGCGGGCGCAGATCGAAGCGGCGATCCGGAATCGCAAGCGGATGGCGGGTCGGGCGGACAAGCCGCTCATCCTCGAAGGTGGGCTGAAGGTGGAGAAGCCGACGATCACGGCTGCCGATCTGCAATTCCTGGAGAACCGGAAGTTCAATCGGCAGGAAATCTGCGCGGTGTATCGCGTGCCGCAGGAGGTGCTCGGATTCACGGAAGATGCGAACCGGAGCGTCGGCGAGAGCGCCCGGCTGAATTTCGTGGAGAATCGGATCCTTCCCCTATGCGATCGGATCGAGGCTGCGGTGGACCCGGTGGTGAAGCGGTTCGGACCGGACCTGTGGGGGTGGTTCGACTCGGATGCGCTGCCCGTGATGCAGGCGGCCAGGCGCGCGCGATACGCGACCGCGATCCCGGCGTTCGCGATCGGCATCCCGATCAACGATCTCAACCAGGTGTTCGATCTCGGGCTGTCAGACGATCTGCCGCACGGGGATAAGAGTTTTCTACCGTTCTCGATGCAGGAGTACGGAGTCGAGCCGCCGACGCCGGCGGCGGTACCGGCCGTCGGAAACGCAACGGGAGCGGAGCCGAACGCACAGGACGCAATGACGGGCACGGAGCCGGCCCAGGACGCGACGGGCAAGTTGCTGGGGCATTTGAAATCTCAGATCTCAGATCTCAAATCGGAAAGCCCCGAGCATACCTGCGCCGTCCATCCGGCCTATGCCGCCGCGATCGCCGGCAGCGTGCGTTTGAAGAAGGGGAAGTTGGAGAAGTACTTTTTCGAGCAGCGGAATCGGGTGCTGGACCGGCTCGCGGTCGCGATGGATGCGGCCAAGCGCGGCAAGCTGGGGGGGCCGGCCGCGAATCAGGGGCCGCTGCGGACGTTCCGCGTCGAGCGTGATGATGCCGGCCGCATGGTCGCCGTCGCTCCGCCCGAGCAGACGGAACTTGAGAAAGAGCCGAACACCACGGGCGCGCCGGCGAGGGCGCCCTGGGGCCTGAGCATCCAGATGAATCCCAAGCCACCGAGTCGGACGTACCAGATCGAGCGTGACGATCGCGGTCGCATGGTCGCGATTCGCGAGGAGACCGAGACGTTGACTGACTGATCATGCTCACCACCCGAATCTCTAACTGGGCCGGTAACGCGCTGCTGAATGCGCTGTCGGAGCTGGCTGTGGGTGGGTACCTGCGGATCTACGACGGATCGCAGCCGTCGAGTCCGGACGATGCAGCCCGAGGGACGATGCTGGCCGAGCTGCGGCTGGGCCTTCCGGCATTCGGTCCGGCTGAGGGACTCACGATCAGCGCGTTTCCGATCGAGGATTGCACCTGGGCTGCGGCGGACGGAGCGGCGACCTGGTGCAGGATCCTGCAGTCGGACGGGATCACTCCGATCTGGGACGGGTCCTGCGGCACCACTGACGCGAACCTGATCCTGGATTCTGCGGAGATCCAGGCCGGCGCGCGGGTCATCGTCAGCAACCTCACTGTCACTCTACCCGCTCAAGGAAAATGAAACAACTCATCGGCCACGATGTCGGCTCGCTGGTGTTCAATCCGGCCGGGAAGACGATTACGTTCTCCGGGGTCACGCTCACGCTCGAACAGATCCTCCTGATCACGAACGTCACGGACCAGTGCATCGTTTTCAATTTCGCGGATAAGACCCGCGGCGGTTCGATGGTGGGGAATGTCCTCACCCTCGAGTACGACACCACCGCGATGTCCGCCGGGGACTCGATCCAGTGCTATGTGGACATACCCTCGTCCCGCGACGTTGCGGTCCTGTTCAGTGGGACCGTCGCGGTGACGGGAGCCGGGGCCTCGATCGACACGCAGGACTATTCTTCGCTGGTGCTCCAGGTCAGCGGGACGTGGACCGGGGAGATCTGCATCGTAGGTTCCAACGATGCTGCGACGGAGAGCTGGTCCCCGCTCCTATTCATGACGCTCAACGAGCTGTCGATGCGGGACAGCCTCACCGGCAACGGGAACTACATCGTCAAGTGCAGCACGCGCTACCTGCGATACAACGTCCAGTCGCTGACCGGCTCCGTCGACTTGGTCATCGTCGGCCGGCTCTCGGACGAGATCCACGCGGCGGACCGGCTCTCGCTCGCGCTCGATGACAACACGAATGTCCAGGTCAACACCAACATCAAGAACCTGAGCCGGGACCAGTACAACGCGCTTTTCTTGAGCGATGCTGCGCAAATGGCTTCGGGCTCGGGAACTGTGGCCAGCCGGGTCGTGCTCCAGATGAACACGGCCGGATACCAGAGCGTGTCCGTGCAAGTGTTTGGTACGTGGACCGGCACGGTCACATTCCAAAGCTCCAACGATGGATCGGTGTGGGTCACAACTGCTGGGTGGGATAGCGCCTCGTCGATTACGGCGGTCCAAATGGGAAGCACGACGGCAACCGGGATTTATGTCATCCCATGCGTCGGAGTGTATTTCCGACTCTGGCTCACGGCGATAACGTCTGGTACGTTACAGGCGATAGCCTACTTGCGAAATCAGCCGCCGACTGTATTCCCGAACATCGCAATCAGCAAAATCGCCGGGACAGCGGTGGTTTCCAACGGTCACGCCGGCGCCCTGTCAGTTGGCGGTCCGGCCGCTCCGCTCCTGGTTCCGAGCGTGTATCCGGTGACCGTCGGAGGAGTCGATCAAACCAGCGGAGTGGTCCGTCGGGTGGTGACGGATGCTGCCGGCCGGTTGATACTGCCGGGAGTCCCTCCCGCTCGAGGCATTCAGAACCGCGACACGCTGACCGTCGAGGAATCCTCGCAGCACGAGGGACAGTCCATGATGGAGCTGCTCGCGCAGATCCTCACCGAGCTTCGGATCGCCAATCAATACCTCTATGAACTCCCGATCCAACTCCAAGGAACAGGCCGCGCTACGTGGTCGGACGAGCCTGACTCCCTCAGACAAGACCCGACCGCACTAACCGCAGTCAGTTAACCAAAGGTACAAAATGATCATCCAACATCAAGTCGGTCCGGTGGCCACAACGGCCTCGATTGCTCCAGGTTCCCAGGCGCCCGCGCGGGCGGGCGCGCTCGGCGACCTCATCGTCAGCAAATTCGCGCCCGATCTGTACGAGGGTTGTTATCGGCGCCAGGTCTTCGGCGCGTCGGTCCAAGCCGCTCGTGTGACGAGCGTCGGTCTCACGCTCGCTTATACCGGGTTGATCCTCTCGAATGCTCCCGGCAACACGGTCAACGCAGTCGTGCTGAATGTCGGTTGTGCCTTCCCGGTCGCACCGGCTGCGGTGATCATTCTGGGATTGTTCACGGGCTACTCCACCACGGCCGTGACGCACACGACAGCCGTGACGCCGCGCTCGCTGTTCTACGGCGTCGGCGCGTCGCCGCAGTGTCTTGTTGATGAATCGGCCACGCAACCCACGGCGGCATTCATCACGCACGTCTTAGGATCGGTCGGGACGGGAGCTGTAACCGTTGCGAACGTCACCAGTGGATTTTACGACCTCAAGGGCCAGGTGATCCTGCCGCCGGGCGCATGGTGCGGGATCTACACCAGCCAGGTCGCGAACACCGCCGGGTTCCTCGGGTCCATCTCGTGGATGGAACTCCCGATCTGACCGCAGTGATCGGCAACCAGTGTGAATGAACGAGCGCATCAACTTCTGGATATCGCAGCCGTACTGCCCGGTCTGCGATGTCTGGCCGTTCTGGCCGGGGCTCGACCCGGAAGCGGAATCGCTGGTGCCAGTGGGGCCCGGAGTCATTCCCTACTTCGGTCCGGAATACGGCCGGGCCGAAGCGCGGGCGCCGGGTGTTCCCCTGCCCAGGACGATCCGAGGAACGGCGCGGTTCGAACTCGGCGCTCTGCAGATGCGCGGCCAGGGCAGGGTGATCAACGCTGTCCGGGGCCGGATGCAGTTGGTGGTCGCTATTCCCTCGGTGCGGGGACGGGCCGGGACATCGATGGAGGATCGTGAGGAAGAACTGATCCTGCAACTGATCATGACTGAATGAAGCCGGAAACACTCAAGCGTGCGTTGG